TACAAGACAAATTCCCACTCCTCCTCACCAAAACCTCCTCCAAACTTCGACTTCACCTCATCGTAAACATGCCATTTTTGCAGTTTCTTCAAAGAAGGTACCGATTTCAAAATATCAGTATTAGTCATATGAATTCTACGCATATACTTTATCACTTTCAAACGACGTGTAGGATCTTCCAACGCTGCTTGTAAAGCATCCTTAGGATCTATAGGAGAATAATAGTTCTTCAATTGCTCGAAGAACCTCATCACATAAGTATATGCCACAACATTAGTACCCATTGTATCATACATCTGACCAACACACGACAAAAAATAATCAATCATATCTGCATTATTTTCTTTCAAAAATAAATTAACCATGGTCTCATTTATCTCTTTAAAAGGAAGAACTGGAGAAACGCCTGTTAAAAACGAGGCTATAAACCTTCTCTTTAAAAACACAGGCCCTCTCTCTTCAAATGTTCCTGCCGTAAAATTCACTGTAGACAAAAATCTATCATACTCCCGCGCATCTCGTAACGTCATATGACAGACCCGGGCAAGAAAATCTACCCATCCTTTAGCATTTATATATGAGCGAAGTACCTTTAAACAAGCCCATATATGATCATCTCCATACACTACTATAACTATTATTGCATTTATAAGACAATACATTACTAAATCAGCTATAGAGGGATTACGATCTATTACATCCATACAATATAAATAAAACAGCAATGCCATAATCCAACTATCTCCATGAGATGTATCCTTTCCTCCTGAATGCATCACTCCACGCATAAATTGCCAAAAACCACCCAAATGAAGGACAACTTTATGGCTTATCTTATACATTAAAGTCTTAACAAAATACTCTATCTTCTTCTTCGCCTCATCATCATACTCGGACCACGCATAATAACGCGCGCCACAAGCTATGTAGAGCATTAACATCCAATCCTGAATATTTTTATCAAGCTGCGAAACATCTCCATCTACCCAAAAAAAATTCTCATCATCATAATGTAGATACTTCGCCAACATCCATGCACCTCCATGATTAAAACCCATACCTATTCGAATAACATTTCCCGTCTCAATCTTTCGTCTATCTCGCATTAAAAAATCTGACAATATAATCATATTTAACGATGGACAAAAGAACTCTCGTAATTTCTCCATTAATTTTTTTAGGTCTTCTTCTGTTAAAGCTACAGCCTTTCTCCACTCCTGCTTCTCTCGCATAACCTCTAAATCTAAGAGCTTTATAGGGTTACCTTGTAATACCGACATTATAAATTCATGAACTGCTCGTATAGATGACTCTATCAAGAACACCTTCTTTCCCGTATCATGAACAACAAACTCTATTCCACCAACCTCGAATTTCCCTGATCTACCAATAGTCAATCCACCTCCTGTACTTAAGTTTACCCATTTTAATACCTCTCTTGGGTCCCACTTAATTCTTACTGTACCTACACAGTTATCGACATCTAATGCTTTATGAAATGCCATAAGCGCATTAGGCAATAATTTCCGTATTCGGAGGAAGCTCGCACCTCTCCGTGCTGTATTATGACTAAACCCTTCTACCATCTTAATCTGCTTGCTATACGTCATATTATTAGTCGAAAACACTACTCTAGGAAGAGCATTTCCAACAATATTACCGTCGAAATCCATAGCATAAGAAAAAGATTCATATACTATGTCCTCCCAACTCA